GCAGAGCTGGGTAGTACCTTCCGGTACATCAGCGATGTTGGTAAGAAAGCAAGGAAACTGACCAACGAGTTCGACGAGTTCGCGATTAAATTTCGTAACCGAAAGACAAAACATTTATGGGATCCCCATAATGTTACAAGTCTTAGGCCGAAGCTTGGCTGGAAATCAGCAAGGAACGCGTCTGAGTTGTGGCTAGAATACCGCTTCGTCATGACGCCCTTGGTACGATCCGTTGCGGATCTACTTGAGGCGTATAATACGAGGTTGGTGAAAAGGCCGGAACGAATGACCGCTCGGGGTTTCGAGAAATCTACCTGGGACGAGTCCGTAACTTGGACCGCCTCAGGAGCCTATAACATGGAGTCCCATTTTTCAGGGACCTCAGAGGTACGAGCCGGTATACTTTATACCGTTTCAAACTCGTTAGAAGGCTTTAGATTCAAGTATGGCTTGAGAAACAAGGACATACCTGTTACGATGTGGAATATTGTACCACTAAGTTTCATGGTAGATCGTGTTAGCAACATTTCTAACGCTATCAAGTCTTTGACCAATCTGGCCGACCCTGATATCAAGATAAATGCAGCTTGGGTAGTAGACAAGACTGAGAAGTATGATTCGCATCGTTGCGTCTCACAAACTACGACAGAAACACCCTATGTAGTCACAAGTGGCTACGTTACAGGTGCGCCTGTTACTTCAAAGTCCTTCGTTTATGATCGAGATGTATGGATACCAACCGTTGCCGATGTGATCCCTGGGTTTGATCCCAAAAATCTATTTAGCGACATTTCATCTACGGCTGATGTTCTAGCATTAATCCTAACCAGATTGATAAAGGGACAGTAAACTTAGCCTCAACTAGTGGAGACTATCATGTCACTCAACAATGCAGTTTTGAAACAAAATGCTACCTCGATCGATGTTACTGGTGGAACTGACCTTACTTTTGCAAGTTTGGGAAGCCCCGGTGATAAGAACACGATTTACGCCGTTGACGACCCGGATGTCCGGACTCGCCGCGACGTAATTTGTAGTTCTAACATCGCACGCGTCAAGGCAGACGCACCCAATGGCTATACTCAATCTCGGAGGTCGGTATTTATCAAGGTCCCGCTAACGCTGGACAATGGTAAGGTCACCGTAAATACCTTCAAGGGTGAGCTCAGCACTGACGTCGAAACGACTGACGCTGAGAAGCTGGAAATACGACAGCTCGCCGCCCAGGTTATGATTGACTCGGATTTTATCGAGTTCTGGGACAACGGCGCATTGGTTTAAAGCTCAGGTAATTCTGAGTATCGATTAACCTTTATTCATAATAGGAGATCTCCAAGTGAATGTAAAAAGAAAGGTGAAAAAGCATAAGAGCTCTTTCGACTTTGACGCGACGATAACAAAGATCGCTCAAAGTATTTCCCTTGACCTATCTGCACACCCGGTGGTTACCGGTTGGGACCAATCACTGATGTACGGTCCTCAGCAGCCAGGCAACACCCTTACGCAATCCGTGCTTTACTACAACCGTGTTCAGCAAGCAGACATGTTGAAAAAATATGTGTCTGTTTCTGACAAGGAGTTAGAAGATGTCAAACAGGAACGAGCTTATAGTAAGTTTCGTGCTGTCAATTCTCACATGGGTCATTATTCTGGGAAGTATAACTTCCCCGATCCATCTCTGAGGGTCCAGCGTTCTGTACCACGCCGAAGCAGGATTCTGCTTCGAGCTCGTGCTATAGTTCATAGCATGTTGACTCCTTTTACGGAAGATGAGTACTTTCTCCATTGTCGAAATTCCCATGGAACTAGCATTGGAGTACCTTACGTCGATACATCTGACGAAAAGAAATTTAAGTACCCCATAAGTTGCACGGCAGGTGTTGTAAGTCTTTTCGATCGTTACCTAAATTGGGATGCAAATCTTGATGCAGCAATCAAAAAACTGAATTGCTGCGCCCCGACGTCTGTCGGTAGGTACGATATTGTTAAAGGCTCAAGGGCGACTACGGTTGCCAAGAATGACGAGATCCGCAGAATGATTGCACTGGAAGGAACGATAAATATGTTCTTCCAGCAGGGGCTTATGTCTCTGATGTATGAAAGAATGCGGTCCGTCGGACTTGATGTAGATTGTCTTCCGGATCAACATCAGGAACTTGCACGACTTGCGTCGATTAGTGGCAGCGATGCCACGATCGATTGGAGTAGTGC